AAATCAGGATAACGTTCTTCACCATTTGCCTTATATAATATATTCCTATTATGATCATCGGTTACCCACTCTACAATTAACTTGGCTAAAGGATCTTTTTTACATATCGACGCAACATTATTCATATCATCAATAAAATAATCAAAAATAGAACATCCTAGTCTACACAAATCAAAACTAAAATTTGGTTCTAAACGCGGTTTCTTGTCATTAAAATAGGGCTCGCAATTATATTGTGTTGCCGCATCACCCGACATACTGAAACTATCACTACATATAACTTTGGATTTATATTTATAAATAGCGCGACCAAAATCAATAATTTTAAAAGTGCGGTTATATGTAGGTATGCGATAATATTTCTTGTTGTAATGATAGTAAATGTACTCTTTTTGTGTATATATAAACATAATATTATTGGTATGTAAATCATTATGTGTAAATCCGAATAACTTTTGATACGTAATAAGAGTCATAATAATCTGCATAAGAGCTGATCTCCATTCATTTTCGGTCATTTCCTTTTCTTGCATCATAAGATAGTCGAGTGTATTGTCGCACTTTTCTAACATAATTGCTGACACCGGGAAATTTTTGATTGTCGCCCATAATGTTTCATCATCGTCATCCATGTCATAACTTTCGTCGTCATCGTCATCGTCATCGTAATCGCAGTCACTATTATCGTCGCAAACATTCTCTATTTTATTACCATTTTTTTTGTTACCGTTACCCCCTGAACAAAATTTTTCCTTTTCCTTTTCTTTTTTATTTTCTTTCCCCTTTTCCTTTTGTTTTTCATTATCATCTTCGGATTCTTCATCACTATTAGATATTTTGGTATCATCAAGACATATAACATCATTCATGTCACAGTCACTACCTAGTCCGTCAGATTTGGTATCATTTTGACTATCGCTTGTATAAGATGAGCGCGAAGAACATGATCTTGATGTATATGAATCATCGCTGTCGCTGTCGCTTTCGTTATCATAATCATCATTTGAATATTTTTTTAATTTAATAGAGTCTGAACCATCAGTAATACTATCGACTACAATATCGACTACAATATCGACTATATTATCGCATACAATATCATGTAAGGGGTCAGAACAAGATATATCGACAGAAACTACACTGTCGCTAGGTGTTGCTGTAACGGTACACAAATCAGAAGAAAGATTAAATATAGAATTTAATTCAGTGTTCAATTTATTAAAATCTTCGGTAACAAGAACTGTGTCTGATTCAGGTATACCATCGGTTTTATCAACAATAGTAATTTTTTCTTTTTTATTTCTTGTATTTTTTTTATGACTACTTACAGGTTTGTCGTCTTCTTCAACATCTTTGGCATCTTTGGCATTTTTACAATGTTTATTTTTTTTATAATCATTCTCATTATCGTTCTCGTTTTCGTTCTCGTAATCATCGTATTCAATATCTTCAACACTAAAAAGAACGTCCTTGTTCTTAATAAAGAATGGATTTTTTTCTAAATATTCAATATCATCAATCACGTTATAATAAAAATCTTCTTTTATTGCGTTGAAAGATCCATAAAAATTAATACCATGAATAAAATCATGACAATTTAATACCTGACTAGATAAATATGAAAAAAAACTATCTACATATGCTGCGTTATTTCTATCATTTGCTTTTGAATGACCTTGCTTTTCAAGTTTCGATAGTGTAGGAATATTTAAAACGCCACCATCGAGAATGTTTATATTTTCATATTTTCCAGACATGTATTTAACTGGGTCTATTAAAGGAGAAAATTTAATAAAAACGGGTTTATGTTCAATTGTCAAAGATTCATTACTGCTTTTAAAAGCGTCTACGACGGCAGCTTGTATATTATTTTTATCAATAACTCCTGATAAAGCGGATACATAAAATCGCTGGTTCAAATTTATAGAGTTATAGTTTGTATCATTCATGTTAAAATAGTTTTCATATATTGGGATGTAGTTTTTACTATTTTGTATAGAAAGTTGAGAATCTTCTAAAGAAGAATAAAAGTCACGGTTGTTTACTTTTCTATAATTTAATGAAAATGTATTTTCACCAAAAATAGGCGGATCGTCGCAAATATCCATCGGTTGTTATTTAATTATTTGATTACATATTTATATTATTTTTTAAACCAATAAATAATTACAAAATACTAATTACAAAATACTAATTACAAAATACTAATTACAAAATACTAATTACAAATATGCGTTATAAAATATATATTTTTTTATATAGTATAAATAAGCAAATATAGTGGTGTCATGAGTGTCGGGTTAGAATTAGCAAAATTTGACATGAGATCAATTAGTTTTAGACCTGACGAAAATAAAGGACCCGTTATTGTTCTTATTGGACGTCGTGATACAGGTAAAAGTTTTTTAGTAAAAGATTTAATGTATTATCATCAAGATATACCGATTGGTACTGTGATTTCCGGCACAGAAGCAGGGAATGGATTTTTTGGAGAGCATGTCCCTAAACTATTTATACACGATGCATACAATACAGCAATTATAGAAAATATTTTAAAACGACAAAAGGCTGTATTAAAGCAGATGAAAAAAGAAATTGAAACATATAAAAGAAGCACGATTGATCCTCGTACATTTGTAGTTCTTGATGACTGTCTTTTTGATAATAAGTGGACAAAAGATGTAATGATGCGTCTACTTTTCATGAACGGTCGTCACTGGAAGATCATGTTGGTAATCACAATGCAGTATCCTCTCGGTATTCCTCCAAATCTTAGAACAAATATTGACTACGTTTTTATTTTGCGCGAACCATATATCGGAAATCGCAAAAGAATTTATGAAAACTACGCTGGTATGTTTCCCACATTTGAAAGTTTTTGTCAAGTTATGGACCAGTGTACCGAAAATTATGAATGTTTGGTAATAAATAACAACGCAAAGTCAAATAAGTTACACGACCAGATATTCTGGTATAAAGCACAAACACACGGTCCGTTCAAATTGGGGGCAAAAGAATTTTGGGAAATGTCCAAAGATATTCATTCGGATGAGGATGAAGAACAATATGATCCGACAAATATCAAACGCAAAGGCCAAGGTCCAAAGATCAAAGTGAATAAAAATAAATGGTAACGATTATGTATTACTTTTACACATATTCTAGTTTATTTTTATTCTATTTTTATTCTATTTTTATACAACTAAAAGAGAGACATAAAACTTGTCATTATTTTTTTACTATCATCTTTTGTTAATTTATTTGTATCATTTGTATTATTTATATCATTTGTATCATTTGTATCATTTGTATTATTTTTATTATAGGTCATTGCGTTACATATACAAGGTATATTAAAATAATTAGAAAGTAATATTGTAATGTAAATACTTTCCGGCCCTATAAGTATTTTATCGCTATTATTTTTTACTGTCATATCGTATATTTTATTTTTTAGTTCCATATTATCATAACTATAAATCGTAACAGTATCATCTATAGTATAATTTGTTTTTTTATATATACTATTTGTTTCGACATAATTTGGAAAAAAATCACTATGTTTATAATTTTTAAAATCGTTACAAATAACACACGATTTTATCTGAAAAATATTTCCAGATACTAGATAGTTACTATATATGATAGATAAATCTATAATACATGACGGTTTTAATTCGCCAATAATTTGTTTAAGATCTGATAATATTTTTTTCTTATTTTTATATTTACCAAAACTACTTCTTGTCATAAAATAGTAATTATCGTCATATATATAAACAGTTCCTTGTAATAGTTTTATTTTTTTTGAATACTCCCTTGTTTTTTCAATAAAAAACCGAAAATTATCTTCAATATGTAAGTTATCTATAATTATAAAAGCACCCGTAGTATTTATTTTAAATTCAAAACCATCAAATTTACGATTAAAAGGGTTTGTATCTTTTATTAAATCCATTATCCACATATTTTCAGACAACTTTGCCGGTTTATGCGTAAAAATACTATTAATCCAGTAATATTTTTTACCCTCTATATTGGAAGGAGACATTGTAACTACGGAATCGACGCCTAAAATATCCACAGCATATACCTCCTCATTTATTTTTAATTGGACATAAGTGTGAATAGGTTTCCCTGTATCATTTTCAAAATAATAATGATAACCATTTGGTGTTTTTTCCGAAACTGTATCTTTTGGAATTTTATCAATTAAAAAATCAGCACTTTTTAGCCTATCCTTCGTATCAATATCTATAATAATATGATTCTCGGGTATAAATCCGATAACATTTTTATTTTTAAACTCGCCATTTTTACCTCCTTTTATTAATTTTAATCTATTTAATATATATTTTTTTTTAATTTCTTTGTAATATAAAATATTGTAATTTTTTACATTCAATCCTATATTCTGTAATTTATAAAAATCCGTTTTTAATCTATACATGTATAAAGCATTTGATATCGCCCTGTATAATAAATATACAATTATAATAATTGCCGATACAATAAAGAGTAAACAAACTAACCTCATAAATATATTATCAGACGTAAATGATTTAAAATAATTACTTACTACATATTGTTTTACCCTTTTATTCATACCAAGTAAAAAGAAAATATTATATATTAGTGGCATATAATATTTAACATATAATATATTAACATATGATATTTATTTTATTATCTTTGTTCTAGATTATTTATAGTTACGATGATTCATTGTATATATTAATTCTCAAAATTTGTCAGTTTTGATAAACCATGGTCTGTATTTTTATCGAGAACAACATTCTCGGCCTCAAACATGCTCTTCTTAATATCATCGATGGTTGAATCTTCGTCCAAACCATCAAAGTTAGCAACATTTGAAATACCAACCAATTCGCCGGCAGCATTAATCGTTTGTGTAAGTTTATTACCTGATTCTTCGGCTTTCTTCATATTCTCCTCGATGGCTTTCTGTCTAGCCTCTCGCACACGTTTCTCAAAATCTTGTTTTGCGTTATCTTCATTCTTTTTCTTATCCGACATAAGCTGATTGAGTGTCTCCTCCATATATTCGACGCGCCCAGTCTTGTATGCCTCCGGGTGAAACGGAACCCACATACCAACTTGTCCTACATAAATGTCATGATTTGGGTCAATTTCGCGTAACAATTTACAACGAAGTTCGGCCTCTCCTTGTGTAGCAAAAACACCACGCACTTTAAGTCCTCGTGTAGACGTCTGAAATTGATGTTTCTCGCTAAACTTTTGTTCAAGTTCATCCTCGTTGTTGTCCAAAAATGTTTTATAATCATCGCCAATTAGTGTTGCTGATGAAGCGCGAATAGTTTCACCTTCTTCCTTCGTAAACTCTTGGAAGTCCGCCGTAAGTTTGTCGAAAGAAAGCGAATACTTAAATGATACAAAGTTAAGAAATTGTGTAAATTTTTCCATTGACTTTTTATAATCCCACTGCCTTACAAACTCTTCGAACATAAAATGATCCCTCTGTTTGATAATATGCTCTGGTGAAACAAAAGATAGACATACAAATTTTTGACCTGCAATTGGCTTATCTTCTTCCAAAAGATCGACATATTTAGGATTTTCTTTTCCATCTGGTAAATATTTAGGAGTAACTCCGTTTGGTAAAATATTTTGCTGAGACATTATATTATATATTTAAATAATTATTTTAAGTTAGTTTAACCTTTTATTAATTTATTTAAAATACGTAAATATGTAATTATATATCAGTATTTTACTTTAGTAGGTTTATATTACATTAACGCGGATTAGCAAGTAGTCGCATAATTAATTATATTAATTATATTAATTATGATTTTTAAGAATATATTGAATAATATAAATAATATATAGAATATAGTATAATATTTTTTTCTACATTATATTTATAAATGAACGGAACTCTTGATTTTAGTGAGCTTTTTAAGCGCTTTATTAAGTATATTATTGAAGGTCTTTGCGTAGCTATAGTTGCTTACTCTATACCATCTCGTTCTCTTAAACTAGACGAAATTGCGTTGATTTCCCTTGTAGCTGCCGCCACTTTTGCCATCCTCGATGTTTATGTACCTACTTTAGCTGTTTCTGCTAGAACTGGTGCTGGTTTCGGTATCGGTGCTAACCTTGTTGGTTTCCCCACTCCTCTCAAACTTTAAATTTTAAATTTTAAATATTTAAAGGTGTAAACACATCTATATAAAATATTACATGCTTACTATTTAATAACTGTAAATTAAATAGTAAATAATTATTATTCACTTATATAAAAATTGCTTGTATAATATATTATTCTATATTTAATATAACAATGTCGGGTAGTAGTATTGGTAGTGTTAGTAGTAGTGGTAGTGATAGCGTTAGTAGTATTGGTAGCGTTAGTAGTATTGGTAGCGTTAGTAGTATTGGTAGTAGTGGTAGCGCTAGTAGTATTGGTAGTAGTGGTAGCGCTAGAAACATAAGACTAGCGCCAATATATGTGTTAACGCAATCGGAACTATACTCTATGATTAAAAATAAAAATAAAAATGTCGATCCTACTAAATGGAATGGACGTAAACCTATTAAAAATGAATTATTATATGTACCACATGTTAATATATCGGATGAAACATATAATGAAAATATACCGGTAGATTTTAGTATAGAACAAAAGATTAAAAGGAGAAAACTATATGATACGCCACAGGCTGCTATTTTACTCGGCGATGAAACACGTAAATTTGACCATATGCGTATTCGTGATTTTTTGTCTTTCATACATTACCCTTCAGCAGAGAGAGAACATACATTTGGTACTAGTAGTTCTATGTTTGGCATAAAAGAACCACTTCAAGAAAAATTGTTAGATAATTTAATGAAAAAATATAAAATTTATAAAAATAAATATTCCAATGATTCATTCTGGTATGTTTTACATTCTACTGATGATTACTCTGAACTTTATTATAGTGTACCAAAACGATACAGAATAAGTAAATACCCAAACATAAGAATAGTTAGTAAGGCTAAATTAGAAGATGAATATACACCTTTCGTTGACTATTTTCCTACGGAGACAAGATTATTTTCAAGTGAGTTAGGATTAAGATCAGTATTAGGAAAAAAAAGAGGAAGATCATCATTGAACACTCCTCGTGGTGGAAAAAGCAACAAAAATATACGAAATAGACGAAATAGAAGAAAAACAGCAGTGAAACGAAGAACTACATTGAAACAAAGAAACAGATCAAAGTGTATTAAATAAAATAATAACACCAATAAATAGTGTCAATGCCATGATCAATGCCAAGATCAATGCCAAGATCAATACCAAGATAAATACCAACATAGTAGTTCTACTGCGTCGGTATAAAAACCCAGTTCAACTCCTCGCAAATTTTCTTCCATATATCATCCTGTTCTATCCTCTTCTCTTTATCTTTCAACATCGGAAAATAAGAAAGAAATTCAGTCTTCTCCAAAAGTTCACACAGTTTATAAACCGTATAGTAATAATTCAAAAAATTCACACGGTCATCTGGACAAAATTTCGCATAAGGTCCTTGTATCTCCATAAAAAGATTACACAATGTCTCTTCTAATTCGGGCGTCATAATCGGTGGTTTAATACCGAGTTTGTCTTTAATGAAGGGGATATGCTCATAATACTTATTATATCCCAATTTTTTGAGCACTTCTTTTGCTTTAGAATTCGTAAATTTTGAAAGAGGAATGCGCTCTTTATGAAGTTGTTGCTTGATATTTTCGAGAACTTCTTCTGGGATTTGTGTAGTTTCTTTTGCCTGAAACTGGGCGAGAATTTCTTTAAAATGATTTATTCTTTTATACGCATAAAAGCACGCTTCTTTCGGTGGTTCTTTATAAGACGGCTTCTCGTTTTCGATAAGATAAGTAATTTGTTTTGCACATACATTACATACCATAATTCCCTCATGTTCGACAGGAATCATTTCTCCTTTATTACATGACTTACATATATCGGTGGCATAAGTATAGTCATTTATATTAATAAATGTTTGGTCAAGATTTGTAAAAAACTTTTGGACGTTATTATCATTTGCCCTTGTTAAAGCATTTTCGTCAAATGTCTTATCATTTACTTTAAAAAATGAATTAAGAATTGTGGTTTTATTTGTTCCATTCGTAATTTCCTTCTTGTTTTCAAAATAGTCAAAAATAAATCTACTATTGTTTAAGTAATAATCTTTAATCTTTTTTTTATTTTTACTGATGTCTTCTTTTATATCATATAAAGAATCTTGTAACTCTATTTTTTCATTGATGTCTATTATAGTTTCGGGATTTTTTAATTTTTTCATTATTTGATTTTTTTTACTAACCAATGACGGTAGTAATTCACTATTGATTAAGTTAAATTCATTTTGTAACTCGCGATGAACACTATCCAGTGTCATTATTTTTTTTTTATCTACAAGAATTTTTTTATTTGTTTTATGTTTAAAAGATGGCATCTATTATATATATGTATTTATAAATCTATCTATTATAATGTTATAAGTATAACTTTTTTAATATATAATATTTAATAATTATATCTAATTTAATTTTTTTATTTACACCGTAGTAAATAAATAATACTATAGAATACAATATAAAAATACAATATAAAAATATAGTAAATGGCAGAGTTGAATAAAAAAACATTAAAAACTGGTGATCTTCTTTTATGCGACGATCTCCAATATAGTTCATGGGGTATATTTAGTTGGTTTATTAAATTCATGACAAAGAGCGACTTTTCCCATGTTGGTATGATTGTAGTAGATCCTAATTTTACGGATATTCCATTAAAAGGTACATATGTTTGGACATCGGGTATTTCGGATGTTCCTGATCCCGACGATGATACAAAAAAATTTGGTGTTCAATTTATACCATACGATCATTTTATTACAACATATAGTGGAAAAATATATCTTCGCAGAATCGAATTTACAGAGACAGAAGAGTATCATAACATTTTTAATGACGAAAAACTAAAAGAAATACACAAAGTAGTATATGATAAACCATATGATATAGTTGTTACCGATTGGATAGAAGCTTACTGTAAAAAAGATCGCCATCCTCAAAAAACATCTCGATTTTTTTGTAGTTCTTTTATCGGATACGTTTATACAAAATTAGGCTTATTTAATGAAAGTTTAGATTGGAGTATACTTTATCCCAGTTATTTTTCAAGCGAAAATAAAACGTTTTCTATGCTTCATGATGCAAGTCTATCAAAAGAACATCAAATATCAGGATAATGTATTATACATAAAAATATATTACCACACGATAGTGTGTATGAACATCGTCGGATATGGATATGGATATGGATATGGATATGGATATGGATATGGATATGGATATGGATATGGATATGGATATGGATATGGATATATGAATAATGTTAGGATTGTATTAATGTTTTCTCTATAAAAAATAAAATAATATTATCCAACAATTTAGAAATGTCTAATAAAGATAACCTCACGCTTGACAATGACTCAACTACTAATCAAACATCGGCTCTTCTAAAGACAAAAATAAATATAGATTCATTGGATATTGTAAACATTAAGAGAGAAACATATTACAAAATGAAATTTATTATCAACTCTTTAGAGAAAAACTGGGCAATAAAGAAAAGAAATACTATTTTTTATTTAAAAAATTTAGAAGATTCCACGACAGAAATTATAACTGAAGATTATTTAAACAAACGAATTGTAAATAAAATATATAGTCATCAAGCTAATATTCGTAGAGAAGATGAGACAGATAATTACAGCAATAATATTGGCCATAAATCCTACAATAATTTAGAAACAATGAGAAGAAAAGAAGATATTGTTTCATTAAAGGAAGGTATACATACATTAAAAGTGCTAATAGATGATGGTAAAATGAATATAAATATAGAACAAAAAAACGATATATATTTGATGATATTTTTAATGAATACTTTAGAGAATGGGTGGAGTATAAGAAAAAAAAATGATAAATATGTTTTTAGGAAAAAGCACGACAGACATACAGAGATATATTCCGACGAGTATTTAGTAAATTTTTTAAAATTAAACATGGGTAATACTATTTAGCCGTTTTCAATATTAATATGACATGAACAAGGAACTCTATCTCTCTCTGTCTATATCTAGTATTTGATGATTGAATTCAATGATTTTTGCTATTTATATAATGCTATTCATACAACCCAGTAATAGGTACAACAATACAAGTTGTATTACAAATCGTTGTATTACGAATATTGTAGAATATATAGGATATTATTTATTATGTATTAATTTATAAAAAGTTAATTAAGATTTTTTATAAAATTTTTTTCTTTAGCAATATTATAATAAACAAAAATGGCAGGAGGTCTTATGCAACTTGTAGCTTACGGCGCCCAGGACGTCTATCTCACTGGCAACCCTCAGATTACCTTTTGGAAGGTGTCTTACAAACGTCACACCAACTTCGCTATGGAGTCAATCGAGCAGACTTTTAACGGTCAGGCCGATTTTGGTCGTCGCGTAACTTGTACCATTTCTCGTAACGGTGATTTGGCTTACCGCACTTACCTTCAGGTTACTCTCCCTGAAATCAACCAGGCCATGAAAGCCACTGCCCAGGATGGTGTTTATGCCCGTTGGCTCGATTTCCCTGGTGAGCAGCTCATTTCTCAGGTCGAGGTTGAGATCGGTGGTCAGCGCATTGATCGCCAGTATGGTGACTGGATGCACATCTGGAACAACCTTACTCTCCCCCTTGAGCAGCAACCCGGTTACTATGCTATGGTAGGAAACACCACCGAGCTGACTTTTATCACTGATCCTTCTTTCAACGCCATTGACGGCCCTTGTCAGTCTAATGCTCCTCGTCAGGTTTGCGCCCCCCGCAATGCTCTCCCTGAAACCACTCTCTACATTCCCTTTCAATTCTGGTACTGCCGTAACCCCGGTCTTGCCCTCCCCCTCATCGCTCTTCAGTATCACGAAGTCAAAATCAACCTTGATATTCGTCCCATTGATGAGTGCTTGTGGGCTGTCGGCTCTCTCAGCTGCGGCAACCCCAGTAGTGCCAGCTCCCCCGCCGGTGGACGCGTCAACACTGCCTACAACCAGTCTCTCGTTGCTGCCTCTCTCTACGTCGACTACGTCTTCTTGGATACCGACGAGCGCAGACGTATGGCTCAAAACCCCCACGAGTACCTTATTGAGCAGCTCCAGTTCACTGGTGATGAGTCTGTCGGTTCTTCTTCCAACAAGATCAAGCTCAACTTTAACCACCCTGTTAAGGAGCTCATTTGGATTGTTCAGCCCGATCAGAACGTCGACTATTGTTCTTCTCTTGACTGTAACCAGCTTCTTTACAGGCTCCTCGGTGCTCAGCCTTTCAACTACACTGATGCGGTTGATGCTCTCCCCAATGCTATCCACGCTTTTGGTGGACACGATGCTATTGCCCAGACTACTGGCTCCTTCATCGATGGCTCTGGTCTCTTCACTGAGGCTGGTGCCGTCGATGTATCTAATGCTTACTGGTGGCAGCAGGGTGAGGCAGCTGGCGTTGTTGGTGGCGGCTACGATCAGCCCAACTTTGCTCCCGGCAACTTCAACACCAACGGCAATCCTTTCCAAAACTCTGGAGTTTCTGATGCTGGTACTTTCGTTCTTACCCACACGTCTCTTCACCTTCACTGCTGGGGTATGAACCCCGTTGTCACCGCTAAGCTCCAGCTTAACGGACAGGATCGCTTCTCTGAGCGCGAAGGAACTTACTTCGACCTCGTTCAGCCCTACCAGCACCACACCAAGACTCCTGACACTGGTATCAATGTTTACTCGTTTGCTCTGAGACCCGAAGAGCATCAACCAAGTGGCAGCTGCAACTTCTCCCGCATTGACAATGCTACCCTTCAGCTTGTTCTCTCCAACGCCACCGTTGAGGGCACCAAGACTGCCAAGGTTCGTGTCTATGCTACCAATTACAATGTTCTCCGTATCATGAGTGGTATGGGAGGTCTTGCTTACTCCAACTAAACGCTATTTTGTTACCATATATGGTCTTGTAATTTTACTACTATTTTAATAATTAACTTTTGCTTGTTGATTATTAAAGCAAAAAGCAATATTGCTTTACCTGTGGGGTGAGCAAAAATAATATGTATTATATAAATGAACTTAAAGAGATGGCGTAAAGTATAGTATTACAACACCAAAAATGGATATAATAAAAGCATTCAATGCAAATGATTTGCACACAGAAGTAGTTATAAAAGGAACAAAAACCGATCCTTTATTTCGAGCAAATGATATTGGAATAATACTAGAAATAAATAACATAAGAATGTCAATTATTGATTTTGACGAATCAGAAAAGCGTGCTGTAAGTAGTACTGACAGCACGG